TTACAAGAATTGCATATTCGGGAACCTTGTGGTTCTTTTGAAGTTTTCTTTTCTTCTCTAGCCACGTGGGGGTCTCCATAAAAGAAAGGGGGCCGAAGCCCCCAATCCTAACACCTTTTTGCTTATTAAGCGCCGGGTGAACCGAAGATGCCCAGTGGGTCAGATACGCCGAAGCTGTATCGCTCACGAGCCTTATATCGGCTGTTACCTGTGTCAAAGTCTGCGTCCATGCTAGTTTGCATAGGTGAGCGGACAAAGTGCTTCAGGCCGTTAGGTACGTCAGTCATCAAGAACCACGCATTGGTGTCAGTCAGGTAGTTATTTATTGCATAACCACCGGGGATTGCACCGTTGTTGCGGATTGCGTTGATGTCGTTGTCTGCTGTAGACACACGAAGCTCAGTATCCAACAGGCGAGTAGCAACGAATTGCAGCGCAGGTGGGATTACAAGCTTCTTAGGCTTAGCAGCGATAAGGAGACCACGCTCATCAGTCCAACCAGCGATCTGGATAACGGCAGCTTCGAGTGAAGTTTCGTTAAGATCGGCTGCAACAGCAGGACGGTTTGAGTTAGTTCCACCAGAAACTAGTGGGTGGTCAGTCGCACACAAAGTCTTGCCGTCGCCGTAGGTAGTACCAGCAGCGAAAGCGTTGTTGAGGATGCTAGCACCCTTAACTTGCTTAGTGTAAGCCATCGCACGTGCAAGTGCCTTCGTGTAACGTGAAGAGAGTGAATCGTAGAGGTTGTCTTCGATTGCTTCTTCAGTCAACGAGAAGCCCATTGCAACTGTCTCGTGAGTGTAACGAGCAGTCCACGCTTCTTGTGCATTGTCATACTCGATTGCAGAACCTTCACCCTTAACAGGCGCGGCACTGAAACCGGACAATTTAGTTTCTTCTTCAAAAGAACGGTCAGAAGACTCAGTTTCGAAGATTTCAGCAGCCTCATCACCATACTTCTGGTATTCGAGACCAAAGAGGGCGTTTAGACCCGGTAGTAGCTCCTTAAGGAGTTGCGCTCTTGAAATAGCCATTAGTCAGCCTCCTTACACGCCAGTAGTATTGTTGTACTGATGTGTGTTGAGTTTAACTACAACTTCAACAAAGGCATCAGCGCCGGTTTTGGTTTCTGTAACCACATCAATTACTCGGATAGGCAGAGTAGCTGTACCAGCGTCTGAACCTGCGAGGATTGATTGGCCAGAATTTCCAGTAGCTGTATCGCCAGTACCTTGGATTACAGACATATTAGCGCCTACAATCGTACGGTCTTCTGCGGTTACTGTACTACCTGCGTTTGTTACGGCAACTTTGAAAGCAGCCATAGGATCGTCTACTACGATAGCATAAGCATCAGTGACGCTAGTGCCGGGGTAGTATTGAGCCGGTGTGAACTGGCCCAGAGAATTGACGTACTGGACGCCAACACAAACACCCACCATAGCACCAGTAGTAGTGCCGGTGAACTTCTCACATGTGCCTGCCGCTACGGTTGCGACCAGATCACCCGCGAAGATAGCCACGTTGTACGAACCCGCAATAGGAATAAGGCGAGTTTGTCCAGCGTAAGGCATACCGTCAATACGGTTGACAGGCTTAAAGCCGTAGGGAGCACTGACTGTTGGATAAGCCATTTTTAACTCCTAAAATTTAATTTCCGCTGCCGAAAGTAACCTTCGTCTTCCTATTATTAAAGATAGGCATACGAGGATCGTTTTCGCGCATTAGGTTATTGTCTACAGAATGTATCTGAGATTCCGCCTGATTTTGGTAGAATTCAGTACGTTCCTCGACAAGTTCTTCTGGGGCCTTACATAGCATCAAACCACCAACAATGACATTGTCCTTGAAGCGCGCATCAGCGACAGCATCAGTAAATATCTCGGGGTGATCCTCTGCACGTACAGGTTCCCAGCCTTCTCGTAACTTTGCGGAAACATTAGTCGCGTCAGATTGACCGTTAGTAGAAATACGAACCCAGTGATAAGTATATCCGTCTTCAGGGATGGGATCAGGCAACACTGTAGGTCGCGTCCATCCTTTTTTACGGGCTGTTTTATCACGAGATTCAAGTTCTCTATCTAGTCTATTTTGAGCCATTATTGTTTCCTCATTAATTCAGCAGCCTGTTTGGCGTAAGTTTCCAGTGGTACTCCAAGTTTTTTCGCAATAGCAATCTGTGATTGAGTTAACCTAATCTTCTTAGGTCCAGTGCTCCGCGTAGCGGGTGCAACCACATTGCTAGATTTTCTTTGAGTACTAGCTGGTTCGTCCTCTATCCCGTCATCAAATTGATCGGGGAATACTTGTCGCATACGAGTGTTAATTTTCTCGTAGTATTCGTCTGATCGCGGGTCAACCCCGTCTTTCGTTAACTTGTTATGCAGTCCCAGTGCAAAAGCAGTCATTTCGTCGTCTGAGCCGAACCACGGGTTATCATCGCGCCATGATTCCGCCTTTTCGTCCCGTTCGACTTGCGGCTGGGGTGCGGATACTTGCGTTTGTACAGGAGTTTCGTTCCTTTGTAAACTCCTAGTTTCTTTAGGTTTCAACGAGTTAACGCGCTCCATGCGGATTTGGGCCGCATTTAGCATGGTCTGAGCTTCTAATATGGCATCAGGGTCTCCAGAATCATATGCTTCACGGTATTGCCTTTTAGCCATAGCAAGCTCACCTTCCACCTGCTTCTTTGCAGATTGAATAAGCGAATTATGACTCTCGTCAACCGAACCCTTTAGCTTGTTGTTCTCTTCAACTAGCTTTTTAGCATAGGCTTCTAAGGCTTCTCGTTCACGCAAGGCTGCTTCTTTAGCCCTACGCTCATCGTGGTAACCTTTACTAAAATGCTTGATCCTACTTTTAACCTTTTCAGAGTAGTTTTCTAACTCGTCGTCGGTTACATCTTTAGGAGGAGGAGACACTTTTCTACCACGATCTTCTTCGGGCGTATCGTCTTCCACCTCGATCTCTAGCTCTCCCGCCTTAATAGTTTCTTTGCCGGGCTTCTTCATGTCTTCCCGACCGACCGCACCCTCTACTTCTAAAGGCGCGTCATCTTCAGCAATATCCACCTCAATTTCTGCGGCTACTTCTTTATCGGGGTCTGGAAATTCAAACTCTACTTGTTGTCTAGGCATGGTCTATTCCTTATGCACGCGAAACTGCTCGCGGATCATCGACGACTGCTTCAATTGAGTCATCGTTCATTAAACGATATTCCTGCTTACCAACTTTAAAGCGTGTACCAGTATTGGCACGGAACATCACGTAATCACCCACCTTACACCACGGGCCTGTCGGGAAACGATCTGCATCTGAGTAAGCCTGCTCGCCCATATCCAACACAACCCCTACTGTAGACAGGATGTACTCCTCTCTCACCGTAGAACTAGCTTTGATTAAGCCGCTTTCCCCAAAGGTTTCCTCCACGTTAGGAAGGGCTATAAGCACTCTGTACCCCACCGGTTTTGGGATTGAGGCTTCTAGCTCCTCTTGGGTTTTGATGTCTTCGGCTATCTTTTTCTTTCTCTTTTCTTCTAGTGCGGTCATAGCAGGAGCAGTTTCAGCGACTGCACCTACCCCACTAACCGTAATGGTTTCAGTCATCTTCATCTTCCATATAGTTACGCGAAAGGTCACCTACTTCTCTTAATGCAGCGTTTAGACCCCGAATCACACCACACACCTCCCGATATTCAGCAAAGTCTTTAGCTCCGCCGCTTTTCAGGAAATCTTCGCTGGAACCCTTAAGCTCCGTTAGTTTTTCATTCAGCACGTCAAAGACGGTTTTAGCCATTATCTTCCCTGCCCTCTATATTCTTTGAAACTACGACGTTTGTGTTTGTTCATCGAGTTGAGCTTAAAAGCACCGTTGCCAATACTAGTGCCTTTAACGCCTTTGTTTAGCTGTATAGCTTCCGTCGAACTTATTCCTGATTTTTTAGCCACCTCGTGGTCCTCGCTGTTGTGATTTAGCTAGGTCAAGTATGGCCTTTGCCTCGTCCAGATCATTCTTAGCCTGTGCCTGCTCTGTTTGAGCTGCTACACGTGCTGCCTCAATAGTGGCGGTCGTCTCAGCTTTTTCTGCATCCAACTGCAATCTAGCGGCGCTAAGAGCTGCATCTGCCTGATCTTTCTGGGCTTTACGCTGTAGCTCTTTTTGCTTCAACTGTAGCTCCATTTGCTGCATCTGGATGATTGGGTCTTGCATTTTCTGCTGTGCGGCGGCTTGTGCGGCTTTGGCTTGGTTCTCTTGAGTAACTTGTCTGCCAGCGTCTGCCAGTAGGCGAGCGAGCTGCACTTCCATCTCTTCTGGTAGCTCTTCGTTTGGCGCTGGTAACGGTACGCCCAGTTTGTCTTCCATCTGTTGACGGTACTGGAACGCAACGTGTTCTGCCATGTGGGCACTTAAGGCTGCCATAATTTGCTGCGCTGCGGGGTTCTGCCCAATAAACGCCATAATGGAGGGGTCTTGCATAAACGCTTGGTGGGTAGCAATGTGCGCCTGATGGTCTTGATAAATAAAGGCTTTTATCGGCTTACCAACTAATACACCCATGTTCTCACTAACTGGGTCGGTAGGCTTGATGTCGTCCTTTGTGGGAACAAGCTTGTCGGCGTTCTTAATACCCAAGACCTCGATCATCTGGCGATGAAGCTGTGGCAGGTCGTAGATTTGTGGGGTGGCCTGTGCCATCTGCAACACGGTTTGATACTGGACCACTCGTTGGGCCATTGTGCTGCTATTGGGATCGCTGACAGGAATTACTTCCACCATAGCGTAGTCGGCTCTACGAGCACGAGGTTCGCCACGGTCAGGCACGTACATATACTCTTCAGGTGCGTACTCAGCGATGATCTTTCTCAGGAGCTTAAACTCCTGCTTCATCGCGTAATGGACACGGGATTGCACCGCAGCCATTGGTTTTAGGGTACGTTCTAGTAGAGCAAGTGTTGTTCCGACAGGAGCATTAGCACTCATGTCAGATATATTCATGTCCGAGATCGCCCCCAAACGTCGCCCTTCTTCGGTGATCTTCTGCAATAATGCAAGAAGGGTTTGGCTTGGTTCTTTGTAAGGCAGCGGCATAATGTTGTCGCGGATGCTGCCAGAGGGAACGTCTACATCACGGAACTCGCCCGGGCCAATCGGTGTGTCGTCGCCCTTAACTCGTAGTCCCCTAGATTTGAGACCACCGGGGAGATTGGATAAGGTTCCAGCGTCCACGAGCTGGCGAATGATACTAGTGCCAGCTTTAGCGTAACCACCAATAATATGTATGAGGCCGAGTCCATAGAATCCAAATCCGGGGACGTACGCATAATGTACGAAATGTTGACGTTTTAGCGTCAAAGAGTCGTCAGGGTTCCAGTTGCGGCGGACTGCCAGCACCTCACCCGTGCCTTTCTCAAGCGTTACCACATAAGGCTTCGCAATAGTTAACCCGTCAGAATCTCCTTCCTCATCAGCCCCATCAATACCGTCAATAATCAGGTCAGCATGAACCTCAAGTATCGTATAACGGTCGTCTGAAGTAAGGGAAATACCTGACTGCTCGGCTTTTGCCTCTTCTATATCGCTAAAGAACGAAACTGGATCACCTAATTCTACTTCTCTATAGAACCCAGCGGCTTGTAGCTTAATGATCTCGTTCTTTGTCTTGCGCATGACGTGTGTAACACGCTCCGCTGACTCAATATTAGAGGCACCGTAGGGCACAATCACATCTTCGGCAGGGATATACAAGGCGG